ATGAGTGATTTTATCACGCTGTCATTATATGACTTTACTCGATTTTCGAGAACGAAAGAAGGCTTTTAATGGGTGATTTATCTTTATTCCGTGTTAGGAAACCATTCGACAGAAAAGTCGTTAAAATCTGATAGCTCAGCTAGGTTATCATGCAGTTTGATCGGAGAGGAGATGGTGTCTTGAAACCAATAAATGATCTACAACTGCAAGCTAGGCTAGGATCAAGCTCAAAAAGTCGGTTGAAGGGATACCGCAAAGGATTAATGTCTGATCATGATAATAGGAACTATGATTCTAATCTAGCAGCTGAATTTATGAAATACGTCAAAGATGTGAATCAATTTAAGCGCGTTCAGCGTTATCTGCGCAATTTGCGTAGTTCCAAAGATGGTAAATTGTTTTCACAAGGGGTTAAATCCTACTCCCTCATGCTTGACGCTCTTTCAAGGTTTAGCGAAGACAACTATACTAGCTTTCGCTGGAATAGGAACTATCAATCAGCAAAAGAGTTGCTCAAGTCAGAAATGAAGTTGTTGCATCTCAAACCTCTAATTTATAATAGTGACGCGGATATTATAAACGCCCTTCCTAAGAGGGACACCCATGCTGGATTCACTTATATTTTAACTGGTGAAAGATATAAGGGTGATAATTTAGAAGGGATCTTCTCTAATTATGCTCTGGAGGAGAAGAAGGCTCTGTTGAATTCTAGCTTCAACAAACCCATGCTCATTGGTTGCCGAACTCAGGGATCAGGAGCTTTTAATGATGATGGTTCGTTCACTCATGACTGTAAACATAAGACCAGGGTTATATCTATGGTGGATATGTATCAAATTATAGCTGAGATGAAATATGCGATACCTTATCAGAAGGCAATTGGTGCTTTGAGTTGGTATGCTGGAGGCAAGGATCCACATCAGATTGGTAGAGTCATTAGTGATATGAGATACAAATATTGTAATTTCATATCTTTAGACTATTCTCACTTTGACCAGTCAATCTCTAACTGGCTTATTGAGGATGCTTTTGATATTGTCGCTAGTGCATTTGACAATCTAGATGAAGAGCTCTATTCAGTTATCGTGAATGACTTCATTCATAAGAATTTTGTGAGTGGAGAGGGTATTGTTTATTCACGAAAAGGTGTTCCCAGTGGGTCTATGTTCACCCAGATCATTGATTCTGTAGTTAACCGTTTGATGATTACCACATATTTTATATCGGTTAATGATCAAGTGCAGATGATTGTAATGGGTGATGACAATTTACTCTACACTAACTACCCGGTAGTCGTTAGTGAGATATCATCCTATCTCATTAAGAATTTCGGAGTTGTGGTTAATCCGGATAAGACTTCACATGGTAGTAGTCATGATGATCCAGAATTTCTATCACGTGAGTGGAGGTATAATGGTCAATGGAGGGAACCAAACACTGTAATATCTAAGATGTTATATCCAGAGAGATATAGGGATTACGAAAGAAAGGATAATAAGGTGGATGCAAGGTTAGTGCTTTATGCATATATCTTGACCTATTCCCTTTCAATGGAATACCTTATGGATGTAGCTAGATTTTATAGTGATAATCCTTCGTTAAATAGGGGCGTAGTTAAAGAGATGGTGGATTCGCGTTATGTTCCCGGTGCATTCGCATATATTGCTGAATACACTTAGTGAGTGTTGTGAGCTAACACTCTAAGTCGTGGCAGTAGCACAGTTCGTCTGTGGCTTAAGCGACGGGTTATAATACTCTTCTGAGGGCTTATGAGGA